TAATAGTAGTCCCAGTACCCATTATATACCCTAGTATTGTTTCTGAAGTGCTTGCTTCGACAAGTCCCATTTTAATTTGCTTGTCTTTGTTTCCAATCATAGATTGCATAGTTGCAAGATCAACTCCAGCTGCATCAGCAAGGGCTTTTCTTTGGATAACCGACATTTTTTCAAATTCTGCTATACCGCCTACTTGTTGAAGAATAGCTTTAGTTGCTCCTAAAGTATCTCCTGCCATAGCTAGTTGTCTGGCTTTATCAAAGTTTATTTGACGACCTAGTAGCACAGAAACCTGCATTTCTTTTTCTATAGATGTTTCTATATCCAAAATGCTAGTCATCATCTGATCTATAGCAGACATATTTGTGCCTAGCTTGGCTGCTTGTACTGCAGTTTCTGCCATCGATAAAGCACTCTTACCGCCAAACTTTGCCATAAATTCTGAACTTTGAGCCATGTCCTCCATGACCGCTCCTGGAGCTACATTATTGGCTTTGGCTAGGTTGGCTACGCTTAGCATCTGATGTTTAACCATTTTGTCAGATTCATTAGACATTAATTTAATCTGTTTAAATAGCTTGGCTCCAGATGCTTCTGAGACTCCATATGTTTTGCTTAACTTTGCAACAGCTACAATTGCTGTTGAAGTTACATTTCCTAAGTCGCCCATTTCAGCAGCTAGGGCTCCTGCAGCTTTTGCAGACTTTTCAAAGCCAATACCGAGTAGCATTCCACTTCCAGCTGATTTGGCCAAAGTTCCTGCCATTGCTAGACCCTGGGTGTATGATAGTCCCATATTGTGCTGGGCATCCATTAAAGTTCCCGATATCTCCATTGCTTTATCAGCTGCAGCTACCAAAAATAATCCTTTGGCTATTTTAGGGTCAGTGGCTAAATCATAAAATTGTTTAAATTTCTTTTTAAAGTAATTTATTTTATCATTAATTGCTGCCTGTTGTTCTATTTCTTGCTTTTTTAACTTTAAAGCTTTTTCTGCCATTTTAACAGATTTGTCATTTTCGAGGGCTTCGCTTTCAAGAAGAGCCTTCATTTCTTTTTCAAGACTTCTAGTCTTTTCCCTTACAGCAAGTAGTGCTTTGGTGGAACTATAGCTCTCCCCCATAGCTTTGGCCAGATCTCGGACCGTTCCAATTCTTTCTCTTTCAGCATCACTAAGAGCATTAGTTGCCCTGAGTTGCTTGTCTAGAGCTGCTTGAGCTTCTTTTTGTGAGGGGTTCTTAGCCATCTAATCTTAGCTATATTTTTTATTTAGTCTTGCAGCTGCTTTATATGATTTTTTAATATCAGCTTCTTGTTTTCTAATTCGATTGACTAATTTTTCTGCTTCGGGGGATTCTGAAGCTAGCGCATCCATTCCGTCAATATACATTTGGGAATTTGTATTTAGAAGGACTCCTTTTATGTGATCCATAATACTATCAAATATCCCTTCTTGTAATTTATTGGGATGTTTTGCCATTTGGGCCAGAATTACAGGCCTTAATGCTTTTCTAAGTTTTTTCTCATTATCCATGGCTACTCCTATGTAGATCTATTCAAGTATAAATATCACTAATTTGGAGTTTTGGTTGAATTAGGGTATCTTGGAGGAGGGGTTCTAGACTTGCTTCCTTTGCTTGCTTTTTCCTGGGCTTCTTTCTCTTTCTTAAGCTGGTCAGATAATGTCTTATAATAAAAAGTTCTTAGGTATACTGGAAGTGTGTAGACATCCGTGTGCGTAAATGCACCTTGAGAATGGTATGCTATCTCAAAGATTTGTTTGTGTAGAATGGGCTTGTAATCAAGCCCTAGGCCAAAAAAATTGGACGTTCATTGGCATCTGAACTGTTGGGTCTTCGTGACCACAGCTTTCACATTCGAAGTCAATCGTCATGTCTACGTCGGGAGATACTGTGTCTAGGTACTGACGAAATGCTAGAGAATCTCTAGAAAGAAATTCATTGTCAACAAACGATCTAATTGCCGTTTTGTCTTCTTCACCATCTATAGCTACAATCATATATTTAAACCGACTGGTCAATTCATATGTTACTCCGTTGCCACCAACCTTTCTTTTTTTCATTCTTTTTGCTTCTGCTTCAACTAGCTTTTCGTCAGCGTGAGTTAGAATTTTAAATGTTAAGGTTTTTTTAGCTATTGGGAGTTTAAATGTAAATCGACCTTCGCTGTCTGGGGCATCGCCTTCTAAAATTTTATTTTCTAAAGATGTTAAATCGACAGTTTGTTTGTGTTTAGCTCCACATGCAGGACAGGCCATTTCTACTGGATATTCAGCACCATATCCTAGCTCTCTTGCTGCTACCATAATTGCATTTTTATCACCAGTAACTAAGTCGTTATAGTTTACAGATTTGCCTTCACCATTACTTACGATCAAAGCTCTAAGTAGTGTGTCAATAACTAAGCCTTTTTGGATCAAATTAGAAGATGTTAGGATATCTTCTTCTTTAGCAGTCATATACTTCATTTCAACTTTACCTGACGATAGTGCACTATTTTCAGGATATAGAGTTCCTCCACTTGGAAGATCTATAATTTCTGTTGGGAATTTAGACTCTTTAATTAGAGTTGTATTAGACTCATTTGCAAGTTGTTGCTTTAGGTCGTCTGTAGAAAGGGCTTTGCCCGGGTAATCGTCTGTAACTTTATTCATAATTAGGTTCCTTTGAAGGTTCGTATATATAAATATATGACAATAAAAAAAGCTCCATAAAGGAGCCTTTCTTAAATATATTATTTAATCTTAGTATTGTAAGATAGCGTGATCGTATCTGATGTCTAGGGAAATCATTAGAGGAGTTCCATCCTCTTCATATGATAAATCCCCAAATGTTGCTTTTGTTATAAAAGCACCTTTAAGATTCCACTCTTCAACCTTATCACCTACTGGACCTAACACATTGATTGTTATATCCTTTTTATACATATCAGAATAGCCATTTCGACCAGTAACTGATTCGTGATGTAGTCTTACCCATTCCATAACGGCTTGTGCTCCAGACGGAACAATTGGATCGTAAAGTTCCATGCCTGATATTGCCTCCCATTCTGACCTACCTTTGATGTATCTAGTAGTGTTCATATGCTTGATTGCAGTTTCACCATTACTAATACTAGGCCTTGGGCACTTGCGTATAAGATATGATGGTATTCCGTCAACATACATGATAAACCTATTTGCAACCTTAGGTTCAAAATTAGTGTGCATCAGTTCTGTTGGGTCTATTAAATTTGCCATTTAGTGTTTCTCCTTGTATATAAATATCTTAGTCTTCGAAAGTTGCGCCAGTTGGCATGATGTTAAAGTCAACTACGATAAACTCTGCAGCTTTTGCAGGCTGTAAGAAAATCTCTCCTTTCATGATATTTCTATCAATTAGATCTGGAGTGTTGTTAGACTCATCCATAACTACTTTAAATGCATATAGACCTTGGTTTTGTTGAACAGATTCCATATATGGATTAACTGAACCTAGGAATCTATTGCGAGTAGCTGCTGTGTTGTTCTCGAATACAAGGTATTTAGAAGTACTAGCTATGAATTTCTTAAGATTGATTAATAATCGACGTACATTCACACGATCAAGAGCAGAAGCTTTCTTTTGAAGGGTTTTTTGGCCCCATACGCAAACGCCTTCTCCTGGGAATGTTGCTAGAGGATTAACATTGTCCTCGTATAAAGTGTCACGATTTGCATGTGTTAGCTTACGCTCTGCTTGAACTACAGTTTCTAAACCACCTCGGTTAAGTCCTGCAGGAGCATACCATTCAGCAGCAACTTTATCATTAAAGGCATAAATACCAGGAATGAGAGTTGATGGTGGAACCCAGCAATATTTGCCATTTGCATTTGTTTGTACCCAAGGCCAATACATAGCTGCATAGCTTGTGTCAAGGGTTTCTCCTTCTGTTTCTACTGTTGAAATGTTTTGTTTGGCTAAACAAGGATCAATAACAGCAAAGCAATCACCTCTTGTTTCACAAGCAGTAATAAGCTCATTAGTTAGAGTTGCATGGTCTTTAGTATTGATTCCTGGCATTGAAATTAGATTAACATCATACTCATCGGCATTACTTAGTAGCTTGATAGCATTTGAATATGCATTATATCCTTGGGAGCCAGTTGCAGTATTTCCCGGAGCGAATCCTTGGATGTTAGCTGATGACATGTTTTCAAAGAATAAAGGAGTTGCTGAACTAGTTCCTCCACTAGCACCACCTTCAAATGTACCTGAGCCTGTAGCTGGTATCATATTAGAAAATGCTGCTGAGCTTGTTGCTCCATTGGCATCAAGATAGTCAGGAGTCTCATAGACATTACTAACATAAAGATACTTTGACTTGTTTTGGTAGTTCCCATTTGGTTGGAGGTAAGTGCCATCATCATCTTTTAATTCTTGATACTGATCTCCGATCATTCTACCAATAAAGTTTGACTGGTTTGGATCTAGGCTTAGGCCTGACCAAGTCTCTAGAATAGTTTTGCGTTTAGATGTGTCATCACCACGACGAATTAGAAGAGTAA